ACTAAGCCGTTGTCTGCATAACCAGCCAACACCGTGCCGACACCTTTGCCATAAATCTGATACCAGCCGTACTGACTAGCAACATTCAGGGACATAGATACGCCGACTGGGCCGATGGCATTTGCCGCCAGCAACGCAGTGGTGTTGTCATCTTGGTTAAAGGTGACAAATGATCCGACGAGCGTTGAAGCAACACCCGCAAGATAGATAAACATCCCAGCTCCATATGCAGTCGAGGCGGTATCGTTAGCTTGCACGATAGTCCCCAGCACTTGGTTTTGAGTTGTCGAAGTGTCGGCAATATTCTGCATGCCGGCGATTGGGTTTATTATTTGATAGTCAGACATAATTTTCTCCTGATCTGATTCCCGTTAAGCCTTCATTACGCCCTGAAGCGAACGATTGCTTACAGTCATATTGCCCTGCCAAATAATTGGCAAAACCTGTGCGTCCTGATTCACCGATGATTTCTCGGGGACTTCCGTCCAGTTTGCGTCGCGATGAGCGCAAATGCCGATGTAATCAGTGTTCAGGAAGTATGCGTGTTGATCAGGCATACCCGCCGCTAGACTGTCATATACCACATCCGCTCCCTTGTACTTGAGCGAGGTAGTCCCTGTCTTCAGATCTGTCGTATTGGTATAACGCTGGATGCTGGTTTGGCTGTTATCGAAGAACGTAAAGTACGTGTCATCCATTACAATCAAATCAGGCTGATCGTTATTACGAGTCAGATTTAACCACAACGGCAACATCAAACTTTCGATAGTTGTTGCTGATGGCGTGATAGCGCCGCCACCTTGAAGTGGTGCCGCTGCTGATTGCAATATCGATTTCCAGAACGTATAAGTCGCGGAATTAATGCCGCCAACCGTACCCGTTCCAGCATCGGACACAAGCGCTTGCAAACCGTTGATTTGGTTTGCAGCAGTGCCGTCGCTGTAGATATCAACCGAGAAGTTGTTACCAGCGGTTTTCATCGCATTCTTCAGCTTGTTTTTAACGAGCTTGATAATGCCTTCTTTGCCGCTGTTCTGCCGAACTTCAAGGCCGCTGGCTACGACGTTAATCGCAAGCTGCTTCCACGCGAAATTGGCAGCAGTAAACACTTCGCTTTGCGCTATGTCTAACGTGTCATAACCGCTATAGCGTTGGTAGGTGCCATTCTCGGCATAATCCAACGGCACCTGAATTTCCCAGCCGCCGGAGATCAGATCAACCCGATCCTTTTCCGTCAGACGCTGGTGCAACGCAGTGTGATTACTCACATTATCTGTGACGTACTTGTTCTTAAAATGACGATACGTGATCGCCGAAATTTCTGTAAAGCTACTATTAGCTGGCATGATTAAACACCTTCTTTATCTACGCTGAAATGCGCTCGTCGACTAAGGCTCCAATAAAATCATCTACATTGTTTGAATGAGCAACACTTGGCGGCAATGTGCCAGTCGATTGAATGTTAGTTCCCCCAGCGCGTCGAGCGTTTGCGGCAGTTTGTTTTGCCTTGGCGACTCGATCTACGTTTGCTTTCGCTTGGCGATCAATATCCATCTTCGACGAAACATTATCATTGGCCGCTGCGGCCATCTTGTATGCTAAGTCTAAATATTGATCCGAGCTTAATCCGGGTTTACTTTCTTTCAAGCTAACGACGATAGGAACCATGTCATCATGGAGATCCTCATAAAACGGATGCGCTGCCGCAAAATCGTTTATGACGCCGCTTACAACTTGGCCTTGCTGGTGTAACTGTTGCTGGTTCTGTTGTGCAATATGATTTTCTTGAGCCTGCAAACGTTGCTGCAAATCAACAATTTGAGGATCGCTAGGGGCTTGTTGCTCTCCAGCGTGTTGGTTAGCTACATCGGCTAAGGATAATCCGCGACTTTCGAGAAGATAACTAGTAAACCCAATCGGATCTCTTTGCGCATAATCAGATAAAGAAAGTAGCTGTTCAAAACCCTGGGCTACATTCATACCGTTCATCGCAAATTGCTCACGCCTTGAGCCAGCTACCTTGTCAAGATCTTCGTAATATTTCCTTTGCTCTGCAACTTCCATTGTCTTTTTCGTGTAATCAGCCTCTTGCTCCTTAACGCGATCTGAAATCCATTGCTGGCTCTCAGGCGGTAAAGCGTAATATGCTTCACGATCTTTCGCCGACATCGACTGGGGTGCTGTAGTGATCTGAGATTCAGGCTCAACACTTCCCTCGTCGGTTTCGGTTTCCGCCGATACTTCGACGGCTTCTTGGGGTACGGATTCCTCCGCACGATCCCTAATTTCTTCTTCAACAGGCGATGACTCAATATCGGATGCTTCGGCGGCGTCGAACTGCTCGCCAATAAAATCCCCAATAGATTCCTCTACCGGCTCTGCACCAATTACCGCATCATCAGTCATATTCTCACCCTGTTGGTTACCAATCAATTTCGTGGGCCATGTCTTGTGCGGCGCGATCAACAGCTCGATCTATTGCTTCCTCATGCCGTTGCCGCCCGTACTTTTTAACATCTTCAAATTCGCCCTTCTCATGGATACGACATCCATGCTTCAATAAATTCTTTGCGTGTTCGCGCTTCCCGTCGATAATGTCGCCAGTGATTGGGCATTCATATGCCGCATAATCACCAACCACATACGGCCCAGACGCACGCTTCTCTGATTTGGATACAGACTTCCCGTAACTCGATCTGTCCCAGGAAATCTTATCGTAATTGTCTTTATATGCGCTCATAGTTGGATTATTGCAACATATTGCCCATGTCATCAACCACAATCGTGGTTTCAGTCATTTCTGGCTCGCCAGCCACCAGCATTGTTGTTTCGGCTAACGGCAAATTAGTCGCCGACACCACAGATTTAATGCGATCCATAATTTCAGCAGCCCGAGTAATCGCCTGCTCTGGATCGGCGGGCCTGTTTTCGCCCTCATTAAATTCCGCCATGATTGCCTTAGCCAGCTCAACTTGCCGCTGCTTATCGGCTTCCATCGCCTCGAACTGCATCTTTTCGCGAGCCATCAGCATGTCTGCTTGTATTTTATTCGCAACATCAGGCTCTGGTTTCTGCGCTTCAAATTCCTTAATAGCTATCTCGCGCTCACGCAATACCAGTTCTTTTTCTTGCATCGCTAGATCTGCTTGCTTGATCTGAGACTCTAACGTCATCTTCGCTTGATCAATCTGCATTTTCTGCTGAACTTCTTGCTGTTTGATCTGAGCTTCCTGCTGCTCAATCTGCAATTTCATCTGCAATGCTTGCTCGACGCCAGTCCCGCCCTCTTCGCCTTGGGCCTGCGTTGGATCGTTCTCACCGATCATGTCTAGCGCATCCTCAACTTCGCGTCCGAGCTTGAATCGACGCACCGCCGCCATAATCATTGCTTTAGCCGCCTCTAGTGGCAGATACCCAGACTCAACTGCTGGGCCAGCATCGGCAATAAATGCTGAGACACCTTGGAGTAACTGAGTGATAGCCTGTTGATCTGCGGCGTAATCACCGGAGATCGTAGAATCTGTCTCAATATCGACGCGGAAGCTGCGCTGCTTATCATCGCGCAATAATTGTATGCACTCCTCCCACGTCGGTTTTTCCAGAATCTCCATAATTTCCGGGGGTATCTCTGGTGGCTGTTGTGGCGGCTGTGGCTGTTGTGGAGGCTGTCCAGGCTGTCCAGGTGGCCCCATTGGCGGAGCCTGCATCGCCATTTGTTGACTTTGCAACATCATCTGAACTTGCTGCTTTTCTTGCATCGACGGCAATTTAATGTCCGTCATCATCTGCAACGATTCCGGCGTGAATTGCTCACTAATAATTTCAGCAGCAATACGAATTAAATCCCTGGCGTATCGTTGTATATCCCGGCGTGAATCGTCCAGGCGCATCGTGCCGAACTGCACCTTGAGCTGTTGAGCACCCAATGTCTCCATTGCCGCACTGCTGCCGCGCATAATGTCAGCAATGCCGGTGATTTCGTAAATGGTTGTCTTGATCTGCTCTCGCTGCTGGTAGAGCTGCCCGAGAATGCCTGCGATCTTCTCAATCGGCCACATCCAGATGGCATTGTCTAGCCCACCGGATTGCATCAGCGGCAAAACGTCCTGCGCTGGGATCATCATGTTCTCGGATGCGTCCATGATGTTCTGCATCTCAGTGATAGTGCTGTCGTAAATGCCACGGACTTTGCATGCGGCGATAATTCCTGAAATTCTAAGCGTAATTTTGTCTAGCTCATCTGCTTGATCACGATAAAACCGAAACGGCTCAACCGGCACCAAGCTGTCAGTGCTTTCCATTGCGTAGAGCGGGCGCGGAGTTGGGAAGAAGTTTCTGAGTTTTAATGGATCTGGCTCCGTCTTCAGCGGGCGCTCTTTTAACGACTTCGAGATGTAAATTACTTCCTTTTGACGGTTGCACCACACCTCCCACACCGTCGCTCGCTTAAACGTATCCGTCGCTGGCGCACCGTCCTTGTCGTCCAATCCCATCGGCGAATAATCGAGCGTGACTTCTTCGCCCATCTTGTCGCCGAATTTTGACTTCAATTCGTCGCGTGTCATCAAATGACGAAACGCTATCCATTGCACTTCTTCCCAGGTTTTCCCAGGGCCGTGCCGAAAATCCGGCCAGCCGACATGCTCAAACTTAACTTCTTCGCCTTGCAGAGATTCGTAGCTGTCACCGCTCATTTCGTCGGTTTCATCAGAAAATGCGGGGTTATAGCGGACTCGGGTGACGCCGCGACCGCATAGCTGTTGATCTTTAACCGCTAATCGCATGTACCTGTCAAAGTCGCACTCATCCATCGTAAACGACAGGCAGCGCTCAAGGACTTCGGAGACTTCTTTGCCGATGGGATCAGCGTCTCGATACCGGCGGCGGACATCTGGGGACGGGCTTTGGTTATACAGAGTCGGGCAAATCGTCTGCACGTTTGAGTACAGAATGTTGAATCGATTTGAGCTGTTATATCTGCCGGGCTGCGTGGAGTCTGTGTTCTCATCGCGATAGCGGGCCTCGACATCTCGCGCTCGCTTGCGCCAATCGGCTTCCTGCTTATCCGCTAAATCAAGTTCAGTTACCCAGCGGTTAACAACCCCAGGTGGGCCTTTCCCCGCATCAGCAGGGACTTCCATTGAGCCGTCATTAGTGTAGTCGTTGTCAGGCATAGCCTTTAGGCTCCGAAGTTAATGCTTTGATCATACTCGGCTTTGCCGCGCTTTTCTTTTTCCGCTTATCCGCGCCATGAAAGTCCTTGGCGACAGACTGCGATATCCCTGCTTTTTTAGCAAAACCGGGGTTGTTGGCAGCCGCTGCCATGAATTTGCGTTGTTGTTTGCTGGTGCTTGGCATTAGTAATACGCCTCCGCTTTGCGCCGCCTGGTACTTGCTTTGACTAAATCATTCATCGTTAGCGTCGATTTCCCATCGATTGTGATGATCGGATTGATTTTCGCAACCGTCGGCTTGGGCGGCTCGCGCCAAGTCCAGGCCAGATAACGCAGCGCATCAGCGAAATGGTTCGTCCAGTCGTGCACCGGCTTGTCCCGAAAGCACTTGCTCGCATCATCCCATTCGCGCCGGAACTGGCTGAGCGCATTGATAAATTCTTCCTGCTCCGCGTCAATCCAAAGCCTCGGGAATAAATGCCGCGCCGCGAGTATGCCCTGTTGCTCAGTGTTTGTATTCTTCAGAATCGTCACATGACGCATCTTGTGGTCGCTGACGAGCTGTTCGTACACCGACCGACCCGCTGCCGCCAGTGTCTTAGCCTGCGCGTCATGGGGCAGCACATGCCGTGAATAATTGTAGTCTTTTGACGCGATGACCTCGGCGTAATGCGCCAATGGCTGGCCGTTTGCTGAGTAGGTGTCTATGATCCGCACCTCGTTTGCCACCACTTGCACGAAGAGTATCACCGTGTCGTCGCTGTATCCAATATCCCACACAGTTTGCACCGGCAGGTCTGGGTCGTGCTTAACCGCGCATATCCGACCCTCCGACCTGGCCGACGCCAGTTCACCGCCGTAATAACTGCCGAGTATCGCAGCCTCGAATGAACAGAAATACTCTTGCTCGAACTGGCTTGCGCCAAAGTCCTTGCCGTACAGCGCAACGTATTCGTCGCGGATGCCGTCGAGCTGCTGGTCGTTAAACGCGCCGGTCGCTTTCGCGTCCGATATTTCAGCGTACCAATCATCTGACTTAACCGCGTGGTTAAACATGTCATAAGCATGGTTCTTGCCCCGAGGGGTGGTGATAAACAAGGCCCAGCCGTTGTTCTCCCTCATCATGGGCGACAAGTAGCCCCACGCCGATGGGTTCGCCAGCGCCCATTCTGAGAACACAATCCCGGCAACGCCCGCGCCAACCAGCGAGTCGTAGGTGTCGGAGCCTATGACTTGCCAAGTCGCGCCGTTGAGAAAGCGAATAAACATCTCCTGCTCATTCGTGACCTCCCGGAGCTCAACAGGAAATGCTTCGTCGATCCGGCGCTTGCCAGTATGCGGGTTAACCGCCGTCCAAATTGCTTTGCGTGCCTGATTGAGCTGCGGCAGGCAATGCCAATATGTCGCGGGGCGGTCTGTGATTGCTTGAAACGTCCATGCTAGGGCGATCTCATCCTTACCCCAGCGTCGATGCGCTATCTCAATCGCTCGCTTACCACCGCCGCACATGTATTGATGCAACGGCGCTTGGTAGCTGCGAATGCGGCGTTCAACCAGCATTAAAATCCAAAATCCTCGCGCTGTCGGTAAAGAATTTCGTTGGGTGTTTCCTCATCTGCTCCGTGTGCAACTTTTATCGCGAGGTTTTTCAAAGTCCCGCGATAAGCTCGCGGGAGCGGCCCCGCGAAAATCGTGGCGAGAAGAGCTCGACATTCGAGAACGGTTAAAAACTCGCTGGTTTTCATGTCGTATATGCTTATCGTCTTATTTTTCATATACGTTCTTAATCGTCCAGACCGCATCGCCGGTATGCTCAACCTCTTGCTTTTCGCTCCAATTCATCCGGGTTTTAGTCCACCAGATCAGGGCAGTGGTGTCGCCGCCCATTGCTTTATTGAACAGCGTCCCGGCCACCTTGGTGTTGGCTTTCGTCGCAGCGGTATCCAACTCATGACGGAAGTGTTTGCGTAGCGTCTTATCGTCAATGCCATCACGGATAACCAGGCACTGAGATTCCTGCGGGATTCCGCAAGCGGTCATCTGCTCGACCATCTTTCGCTCGTCATCGGTCGGTTTGAACGGCGGTTGTCCTGCTTTTTTACGCGGCATCGTGCTTCAGCCTTTTTTTAGTGGGGAAGAATTTTTTAATGTTGTTTTGTTAGTAATTTTTAAAAGCGTTTAAAGCATACCAAATTAAACTATTTCTATAACCTCCTGGGTGAGTAGGAAATATAGGGGTTACACCATGCATATTTCTCCACGCCGGATAAACCAACATAGAATTGTCTGCACTATTGAAAGTAGTCCCATAATCAGGGACGAATAAATTCCCACCTTTAGAGTTTCTACGTTTTGTAATGATTACGTTGATTGCGCCTCGAACATTCAAATTATCTTGATGTACTCCGCAAGCAATATTGCAATTGCTAATGCTGCTTGTAAACAATTTTGCAAACCGCCATTTCTCTGGAACCTGTTTCTCGACAGAATCACGATGAATCCTATAAACAGCAGGCGTTACTGCCTCAACTATTTTTAGAGCCTCTTCGCCAGCCATAATCATAGACTTCACAAAGGTTCTAGCGCTTTGAACGGCGTGTACACTGCTTTTGGTGGCATAGCTGCGGCGCATATGCGGCTTGGGTGGGATGCTGCCTATTATGCAACTGTATTGTAGAACGTCCTTATCTGCATTTCCAAACAGACCGCTACTTCTTTTCATTTCTGACTTAGGAACTCTATTTGAGTTCAATTCAAGATTAGAAATGTTGACTAGATTCTCTAATTTATCTGGCAATTTTGATAGATAAAAGCCTATTGGCTCACCTTCAGATAAGAATAAACTATCTTCAAACAAAGTCGGCGGCAACTCTGTGGGCTGGTCGCCGACCTTCACATCATGCGCGACCTGCTTTAGATCAATTGTTCTCATCAGTATTCTTTTCATAACAAAAAACATTTGTGCAGGCCGGAAACCATTCTGGTTGCCATCTTTCATAAGATTTATCGTGGTAATGAATAGAGCTCCAAGCGGCCTCAATCCGGTAATCCTTTTTCTGACGGTCGATAACCTTCCAAAGTCTTGTCAGGCTGGGGTCTATGTCAAAACTCCATTCGTAAACCAGCTTTTCAAACAGCGCCTCGGTTGCTTCGAGGATGGGCATCTCAGATCCTTCGATGTCCATTTTGCAACCGTGGAAGCCTTTGGATTCATCGTCAAACCGTGCGCAGGGAACCTTGATGCCCATCTTATTCCACTTCTTTACGATGCTGTTGCGCCAGACGTTGTTATTGTTGCCAATAAACAGCGTCACCTCATCGCGGCCATCAGGGACAAGCGCCCGTTGCTTAACGGTTGCCCGAAATCCGTTGAGCTTCAGGTTCTTTTCAATCATCTCGCAGCTGTACGGGTCAGGCTCGTAGGTCACTACTTCCGCACCAAGGCTGCAAGCCAACAAAGCAAAAGCCCCAACATTTCCCCCGCAGTCCATCCACCGTTCGCCAGGAAGTATTCGCATCCCGCGCTTTAAGTAAGTCCCGCGCCCAATCACTTCTTCAAAAGTCTTTAAATCGCTAAATCCTTTCCTATGACAAAATTTTATGCCTTTTATTTCATCTTGTTCTAATTTCATATCTTTTGTTTCTCTGAACGCATTTTTTCAATTAGCATCATTCCAATATATGCGCCTTGAGATCTCCAAAATTTTACAAGCTCTTGGGCATCTTCATAATGCTCTGCTTCAAATTCGATCTGAATTGCTTTTTTTACACCCAAAGCCATCTCATCTAACTGATCGCTCATTTCTTTATCTTCAAGAACAGAATAATCCGGCATTTCTGCGAATTCCGGCAGATCTTCACCCCAACCTAATAATGAAAGGTCAAAATTCATTTCCCCCAAATCATTCAATTCTAACGCTAACCTACTGTCATCCCACCCGGCGTTTAGCGGTATTTGATTATCCGCCAGCACATAGGCCTGCTTCTGCGCTTTTGACCAGCCGGTTGCCGTCATGGTTGGAATTTCATCAATATTCAGCTTTCGAGCAGCCATCACTCGACCATGCCCCGCGATGATTTCACCGTCCTCATCCACCAGCACCGGAGTCGTCCATCCCCATTCCTTAATTGATGCCGCGAGCTGCGCCACCTGTTCATCGCTATGCGTCCGAGCATTCCGCGCATACGGAATTAAATCATCCACCTTTTTGCGCTCAATTTTATCTGCTGGCCATTCCATTATTTATTCTCCTTATTCACCAAAAAACCCCTACATCGCAAAGAACCCCTTTAACCCCACCCCTAAGGGGGTGGGGGTTTTTAGGGTTCACTTTTTGCGTGTTTTTGTCGATTTAACCCTAAAAACCCTTTTTGTACCCCTGGGGTAGTTGGGGTACTCATTTTGCACCCCGATTCAGCATCATCGCAGCAGCCCAAACTGCATCAATAACGACCCATCCGCTATCGCGTTTTGCAATCACATTCCCCTGTATCAATGCCCCTATCGTTTTAGTGTCATAGCTAGGGTTTATCATGTTTTTAATCGTTCGTTCCGCCATCCCGTCGCTTTCTAATTTCGATACCAAAGACAACCTCGCTAGATAAGGTTCGCCGTTAATATCTTCTGCGCCAGAAGCCCACCAGGCGTTCTCGAACATCTTCTTATGTTTGACTAATGGGCTATCCTTTTTAGCTTTGACCGGCTCTTGACCCTCAGTCAGCACCGCACTCATGACTTGCTGTCCATCTTCATCAATCCAGCCTTTGATCGGAACCGACTGTAATTCAGCAAATATCGACGCAGCCTCCTCCGAATCCCTACTCTTGCGCTGCACAATCTCGATGGTCTCACCGGGGACCACGCTGATCTCAATATCCAATGCCCCGCGCCAGGCGCTACTGCCCCGCGCCCGGTGCTGCGCTTCGCTCGATACACCCGTGTGATGCACCAATATCACCGTACAATTAAACTCCTGAATCAGCGCCGAGCAGGCATCCAGCATGCTTTTTGCGTCGATTGCGCTATTTTCGTCGCCCTCGAGAAAACGGTGCAGGGTATCCACGACAATAATTTCGGGGGAATTAGGTAATGCTC